GCCAAATCTCCCACAAACCGTGACGCACAGCTGCCAGAAAGCAATTTTAAAACACGCTCTAGCACTCATTGAGTTTCCTACTTTTTTCACTATCGCTGATTTAATCAACTTTATTTATAATAAATAAAGCCCTCATATCCCGCTTTTTGAAGCCTTTGAAGCTCTGACTTAGCATTTGATTTCATACTATACGCGCCAACCTGAACTTTATAATCTTCTCCCTCTTTTTTTACAAACGCGTCGAATCCTTTATTCTTTAATACTATTAATAAGCAATTTGCCAGCTTTTTATCCTTAAATGCCCCTGCCTGGACATGGAATAACTCTTTTCCCACATTATTTGATTCCTGATCATTAGGTTGGATGGCTCCTAAAGAAGCTTTAAAAGCCGTCCAGGTATGCTTTGTTGTATTATATACATAAGGGTTGGGACAGATTTTCCCAACCACATCGTAATGACGAATAACACGGGACGTAGGTATGGCATATTTTCTCATTAGCACCTTTGTTAATTCAACTGTAGACTTCACAGTCGCATCTTCGAAATACCAATCACGATCAGTGGCACTCATTGTGGCGGGATTTCTTTTCCGAACGCCCATCTCAATATTTAATGAGTTATAATTATTACATTTCTGATAGAATGATGAACCGCCACTTCCTTGTAGTCCACCTCCCACACTCCAGGCTCCATTCTGATCCTCTACGCTCTGCCATACCTCACCATTAAATCCTACAAAGTAATGTGCGCTAGCTTCCCGATTACCGCCAGCGTAATAATTACAGTTGTCTTCTGCACCTCCCAGTGCTCCTACGTAATGGATTACTATGTACTGGATACTTTGTTCACCTCTGCCGTTATAATGGTTATACCGGGAAATTCTCTTGTTTATGTTCATTTTACTTCCTCTCGTATTATATAGTAGTAGTGTTTTTAGACCCTCTCCAAGGTCCTAATATGTACCTGGCTGATTGCTCTTCTTAGTGGGATGTAACTCCCCAGCTTGCTTTCTGTGATCAGCCCGTCAGCTCTGTTGACAAAATACGTCAGAGCTGATCTGCAATCCACCGGGGCTTTACACTAATAAAAGATTAGACTATTTTGTTTTATCATTACCCTCTTTAATACCAGACTCGATTATCCTTGTGAATGCCTGGTGTAAGCCTGTGCTGGCAAGACCGCTAAGCGCACCATAAACAACTGTATCAAGTGATATTGAACTATTTGCCACGCATCCCAAAACAGCACCTGAGACAGATAATATAAGCGGTATGTATTGATTGCTTATTTTCTCCAGCCAGATAATATGTTTGATGCAATACCCAATAATCATACAGGCTATCACTACGATGGGCATATAATGTTCTGTAATAAATCCTAATTCCATAATTTTATACCTCCTTCTCCAGATCTTCTAGTCTATGGTTGATAACTTTGATTTGTTCCTCAATTACAGGTATTCTTCTCCCATAATTGTTGTGTTCGGCCACTCTTTGTTCCAATTGTTCTATTCGATAGTTAGTCATTCTTGAATTAATAACTATTCCTGTAAATGCTCCCACCGCACTCCCCAGCAGTGAGATAAGCCCTACTACAATTGCTGGCTCCATCTTTTCCTTCCTTTCTGTATAACTAACATTTTTGCAAAAAATTAGACCCGCAAAGGTCTTGCCAAATTTTTTATTATGCAGTTCGTTTCCACATATAACATGTAATGTAAGGCTGTAAAATATTATGTCCACCACCGCTTCCGGCGCTACCTGTTCCACCGTTATTAACAGATGTATTAAACACCCCGCTATTGGCGGTAGCTCCGCCATTTCCACCTGTAGTAGAAGCACTTATTGTTACACCATGTGTATGGGCTCCAGCTGCGTCTATCCATGTTCCATATTTAGTATCTCCCACATTACTGCCACAAGCCGTATTATCTCCACTAGCATTAGTCTGCATTCTTTTCCTTGTATTTATATTATGACTATGATTTCCGGATGACGCTGCTGTACCACTTAAAGCCGGAATACCATGCGTATGGTTATTTAAGCCATGAGTGTGTGCTGGTACACTATGAGAATGATTACCAAGTGTGTGTGTATGGTTAGGCATTTCACCAGCAGTCAGTATATGTAACTTCTCACCCGCCGATTTTTCTGCAATATTAAAATCTACATCTGCAGTGTTAATACCAACGGGTACTCTCCCTGTTCCCCATGCCACCCATGTTCCTCCAAACAATGTTGCGGGGCTGGTTGCAGATACACTCATATATATACAACCAACAGGATATACAGTTTCAAATGTCAAATTACTTCCAGTTTTTCCATCTACATAAGACTTCATTTTTGACCATAACCTTGCCGTTCCAATGTTATCTAAATATCCCACTTCTATTCCTCCTTACACACATATAGTGTCAATTTCAGCATTGGTCATCGACGTAATTGTGAAAATTTCTCCAAGAGAATCCCACTTACTTCCATCCCATGCAACGTTGGCACCTGCCGCTCCGTATATACTTGCTGTAGTGATATTGTATACATCACCTGTATTCTGTCCGGTTGTAGGGAGATTGGATGCTGCTGCAACTGAACCTTTGTATTTGTACATGCCTACTATATCTGATTTTAACGCATATGTAGAAGCCGCTCCAAAACTATCTAATTTAACTTTATCTGACGTACTCATCGCGCCATGATATGAAGTTGTTGCATCTGTAAGACCAATTATCATTCTATTTTTCCCATCGGGTTTTGATGTAGATAAATTTATACCTAATTCTGCGTTAAAATAAGCAATATCACTTGGATTACCCGCATTGATAACAGAATTATTCCAGTTAATCGTTGAAAATGCGCTTTGGTTAGCCTGCGCTCCGGTTGCTATACCATCCAACTTCACCTTGTCATCGCCTGTATAATTCGCACAAGTTACCCAATTTCCCCAAGCATTGTTCTTCTTACACCTTAAGTACTGCTGGGTGTCATTTAATCTTAATTCTTGAACGATATATCCTCCAATAGAACGGTACACAAGTACATCAAAATTTCCCATTGCCGCACCGGAACTAGGTACATTTTTCATGTTACAACCATCATTAAACGTAAAATATCCAGTGTCTGTAAATATATTTAAATCTTGACTTCCTGCATCAAAAATCACATTTTTCATTTTACCTTCTAACGCTGATAATGTTGCATTAGAAATAGGTTTATTTGCATCGCTGGTATTATCTACGTTGCCTAACCCAACTTGTGCCTTTGTTACAACGTGCGGATTGCTCCGACCAGCCACATGACTGTTCCATGATAACTTTTCTGCATCAGTAGTAAATTTATGATTTGCGTCCTCTGAAACCATTGTGGCCGGATGGTTATTAGGGTGCACATAGTAATTTGCATTATTTGAAATTCCATTAAATTTAATTAAATCCGGACCTGTTAAATTATGGAACTCAGCCCACTCCGGCCAGCTTGAATCCAGCGTCTGTGAACCTTCTGTAGCTATATTAGCCCTTCTATAAATTACATAACCTGAAGAACCATAATACAATATTTCCTGTATTACGAGATTATAGGTGTCTGAGCCTCTCGTGTATTCTCCACGTTTTGTAATAAGGACTGTCAGCATATTTTCTAAAGGCGATGAAATAGCACTCGGCAGCGTAGACAATGACATACCTTCTTTAAATTGATAATAACCTACTTCCAGCATCTCATTCAAGTTTTCTGAACTATTTGTTTTTTTATCATACAAGTAAAATTTACTTTTCAATGCATTATCCACCGCTGTTGATACGGGTTTATTTAAATCACTCGTATTATCAACATTTGACAATCCTATCTGCGCTTTAGTCACATTATGTGGATTAGATTTATTTCCCACATGGCTGTTTAACGAAGTTATGGACGATTCAACTACACTAAATTTTGTTGTAGTGGCACTATTGCTGATTGCGTTTATAGAAGATGCATTTAAAGCTGTGTCTATAATATTTTTTGTTGCATTTACTGCCACACCTGCCAGCTTATTCTTTTCATCCGTGGTATAATCGTTTGTGGAAAGTTGTTTTCCTGTAACCTTATCAACCTTGCTCGTTGTCGCATTCGTTACGAACGCCTTAATTTTTGACCATAGGTATATTAACCCATTATTATCTATATATGACATTCATTGTCCTCCTATTTACATATCTCCTCGATTTCGCTGTTGGTCATAGCTTCCATCACGTTCTCGGCATACGCAAACAAATTCCCATCTGGGCGTATACCCAATCCATCTCCAACTTTGATGACGCCAAGGCTCTCATTTGTAGCTATTTTAGGGTTTACACATACAGCCTCCATGTTGTCTAACCGATTGTCAAGACTACCAAATTCACCTCTAGCTTCTATAATCTCATCTTTTAATTTGAATATTCCGTCACTGGTATTTTGCGGAAGTTCATTTTCCTGCTCTCGTATGTTGCGGCTCTTCAAATTTATATAGGTACCCGGCATCTTCTTATTCTGTTTTACATATACTCCGCCACCTAACATATCAACGCTCCTTTCTTTTATGGAGTCTATTTATGCGATTCTCTTCCACATATAGCACACAATATAAGGTTGTAAAATGTTATGTCCCCCATTACTTCCCGCACTACCCGTACCACCATTGTTTGCAGAAGAATTAAACACTACGCTATTGGCAGTCACACCGCTATTTCCACTTGTAGTAGATGCATTTGTCATGACTCCATGTGTATGTTCTCCTGCTGCATCTATCCATGTTCCATATTTAGTTTCTCCCACATTGCTTCCACAAGCTGTATTATCCCCACCTGCATCTTTCTGCATGTTCTTCCTTGTATTTATATTATGACCATGATTTCCAGCAGATGCAGCGGTTCCACTTAAAGCCGGTATACCGTGTGTATGGTTATTTAAACCATGAGCATGCGCCGGAACACTGTGGGCATGATTCCCAAGTGAATGCGTGTGATAAGGCATTTCTACCGTAGTTAATATATGCGACTTTTCACCCGCTGCCTTTTCTACTGTATTAAACTCTGCATCTGATGCATTAATACCAACGGGTACTCTTCCTGCTCCCCAAGCACTCCATGTACCACCAAACAATGTTGCAGGGTTTGTTGAAGATACACTCATATAGATACATCCCACGGGATAAATAAGATTAAACATATTTTTTAATGCATTATCTATTAAATCCATATTTCCATTAAAATCTGCAATATTGTAAAAATCATCTTCACTTGGTTTTATTAACTTATATTTCTCTGTATAACCAGCCATTAAAACACCTCGCTTCTTATATAATTATGACTCCATTTTTGAAGTTGCTTATGTGTAAATCTACTTATAGAAGAATTTAAATTAAACAAAATATAAGCATTAATTATTATATTGGCAGGAACATTTTTTTTGAAATAGTCCATCACCACATCAAATTTATATTTTTCACTGAGTTTTATCTTCACTACTAATGTATAGATTCGGCTCTGCAGCTCCACTTCATACCCATTATTGCCTAATATACTGTCTAAATACTGTTTTAAACTATAAAGTGTATAATTTGAATAGTCCAGAAAAGATGACTGAACTTTAAACCTACGTGCCTCCAATAAACTGCTTTCTGTTGGTACAATCTTTAATATCTTTTCATATCTGGCTATTCCTTCCTTATCTGCATCTGCTAAAAAATTATTATCCAATGACTGGTATATTTTATCGTATAGCTCTTTCAGCAAAAGTTGAACGGCATCTGTAATACTATGGATCTCCCTGTATTCCTTCATATAATCAGGCAGATAATCTATGATTTTTCTATCCAATAATCACACCTCCTACCGGAATCTCCATTTTTTCCAAGACTGCATTTTTTTCTAACCCGTTCAAAGCTGTTCCTTCTATATCTTCTACCCCATTCACACCCAGTATTCTTGTTTCTATTTGAGAAATTCTAACTATGATGTTATTTGTTTCTTCCCAATTCGCAGATAGTTCATGGAAATAAGCATCTACTGTAGCAATCACCTGGGATTTGATGTCTTCAAACAGAACTCCTGTTTTACATGTGATTGTGGTTTTTATATTCACTCGTTTTTCAGAAACTCCTTCTACCGTTACAATATGCCCAATTGGAGCAAATCCCTGCCCGGCACCATCTTTCGTTGGGTCTGTCTTTTCTTGTACCTGTCTGACAAATTCCTCGGATGGCTTCTTAAATTCGGACGTAATAATCGTCAGCTTTACGGTACCTCCTCCATTCCAAGTAGACGTAACCTTCACTCCACCTATGCCATCTAATTCTTTTATTTTATTTTTATAGTCTTTTACATTTCCTCCAAATGCCTGGTTTGTAAAGGATGAAAAATATCGTTCCCTTAAAACTTCCTGATTCTCCTGATCCTCCCCCGGTATCATAATATCTATGATTTCCGCATAACTTAATCCTGGTACGATGTCATCCGAGGATATCGGAGTTAACTGCCCTAATACTGTATTTGCTTCACTACCCAACGTTTCGCATACAAGTTCGTATGTATTTTGTCCAATCTTGTCGCTCTCCAATATATCATGCACATAATAATTCAGACTTCCGCAAGAATACCGCTTACCTATCGGGATCTCACCCCCATAGAAAATCCCCTTTACATGTGCATACGTTGCCGGTTCTGGAAGCATTCCTCTCTCCGCAACACGTTTAATCAGATAATGGCCGGACGCAGTATCTGCGAAACTCTCCGTCAGCACCATATCCATAGCTGCATAAGCGTTGGACAGCTCTAGTGCACACGGCATCAATGCGTCATAGACAATAGAGCCTTCCCTTTTATCCACCTCATCACTGACGCTGTCTAGCATCCTTTCCATAATATAATCGCTTGTCATATAATCAAACATTAATATTCCACCTCTTTTCCTGCCGGCATATCACCGAATATTGTATGTACTGTAAACGCAACAGACACAACACCTCCGGATACTTCAAATTCAAAGTTATCCACCAATGTCACACGTTCATCCTGTATAAGTGCTTCTGTAATTCGTCTTTCTAATTCAGGCATGACATACTCTATCTGCTCACCCATCAAATCCTCCAGTTCAATTCCATAATTCCAGCTATAAATCAGGGATTTATACCTCTCGGTATTCAGTATTTTGTAAACCGCCTGTTCCATAGCTTGTTTTTGGTCTATGATACCTGAAATAATCCCATTCTCTGGGTGCAGCATATAGGTCTTACTTGTCTGTAGTTCGTATTCAGTACCAAAATCAAATACCGATTCACTTGATTTGGGTATCATCCGTTGCACCTCCTATCTTATCCAAAACTATAAACTGCTGACCACCTTGCTGGCGAAGCAGTATCAGACATTCCTTCTCCTTAAATCCATCTTTTTTTATTCTTTCGGGTATCACAAGAAAGTCTTCATCGACTGCAAGTTTTTGATTAATACTCACAGTCAGCGGAATGCTTTTTATCACCTTTCCTATTATCACCCGCATAGGAGCGGATTCCTCTACTGCCTCCATAGCCGCTCTTTTAATTATGTTTATTAAATCGTTATGCATTAAATCTGCCTCCCCTCAGGGTTAAATCCATCGTATGAGTAATATCTCCAAACGTGTGCTTTACCTTTTCCACCATCATATAGTTGCTGACCTCAATATCATCAAATTTCATACGGACTATGACGCTTGTCCCAGCCCTTACACGAATATCTCCAAAACACTTATCAATTTTAAGATTCCTTGTCTTTTCATTGTATAATTTCAGCAATGTATCTGCTTTCTGTCCCAATCCAACAGCTGACGTACCAGATGAGATGGTTTCAAAGTATTGGAGCACCCCCCATTGTTTGATATTATCAGAATCCAAAGTTATGTAGATATCCATCGTCTCTGTTTCATCGTTTTGATATGATAGCTTTACCTTATTGTAAGTGTCGCCGTTGATGCTGGACGTATAGTCAAAAGACTGTCCTGTCTCTTCGTCTATCATAATGTCCAGCAACAAATTTTCCGTACATTTAAGCGTTAGTTTTCCAAAATCATCATATAAAACATATAATCCTTTATCTGCCATTAGAGTATCATTCAATGCATTCCCGATTATGTCGAATAACGTTTTATTATCTTCTACCTTTGTGGGTATTTTATATACGGTGTCTTCCAATACCCCCGCTCTTAATCCAAAATCTTTAGCAATCTTTTCAATCACTTTTGACGCTGTTTTCATCTTATAGACATAGGTATCTTTATTCTTTAAATAGCGAAGTTGGTCGTAACAGGTGACGGCTATCTTTCCATCCTGGGTTCTCTTTTTCTCAAATACAAATCCAAAGAATACTTTTTGCTTGTTCCATTTGAAAGTGACTGAATCGCCTTCCTCAAAAATGAGTTTCTTATCGGGAATTACACTAAAAGTAAGACTCCCCGGGCTCCCTTGCCTATTTAGATCCCAAATGATACCATCCTCCACAACTGGTAGAAACATGTTCTTACCATGAATTATAATGAGCTGGCAGGATGTGAATTTTGACTGATGGAGTACTGGATCTTCAATCACAATGGGGACCAACTCTACCTGTCCCTCCTTTTCATCTTTTGAAACATCGTGCAGATATTTCAAAACAGTCTGTGCGTATGTTTTCCCTCCTCCCTGTCCCCCTTTTCCATCACTGCTTACCGCTGGATAGGCTGGTGAAAAGAACCCAGCAAGCTGTGCATCATATATCGATCTGGTAACAGTGGTACACATATCTGAGTAATTACCCTCTATGCTTGAAAAAGATGTTCCATCTGATCCAGTTACGATGCCTACATGCTGGGAACTATTTCCGTATAGCAAGAATAAATCACCTGCCTTTGGGACTGCTCCTCTGGCATGAAATTGATTATTAGCCTTGGCAAAGTCAAGAAACCTCACGACTGCCTGCTCTTTCGGTATAATGCTTAAGGGTATGCCAGCCTGTTCGGAGCACCAGCTTACAAATATAGCGCACCATTCCACACGATATCCGTATCCCCACCAGGAACAAAACTTTTGTCCGCCGCCATTCCCTTGCTGCTGCATGGCAATGTCTATTAGTCGTTGTGCATAGTCCACCGCATTCTTTGGCGGTGCATTTACAACGGTTGTCCCTCCCTTCTCTCCTAGTCCTATTTCAGAAAAGATGTTGCTATTTAAGGCATTTATTGCATCGCCCCATTGACCGCCCATCGTCCATCGGCCAGAATCTACTCCACCATAGGATGAATACATTGTATCTATCATTTCCCTGTCAGTCTTCCCCTTGCAATTGGACAGCTTGCGAGCTCCCTTTATCTGCCCTGACCGTATAGACATACTGAACAACGTCCCCTTGACCGCTGGGCTGTGCTCTTCCATGTCGATACCGTAATTGTTTCTCACGTATTCGGCTGCCGGCTTATAATATTCCTCAAAAGCATGAAGATCCTGTATTTGTTCAAACTCTGTAGGGTATTTATCACATAGGCTGATCCAGACAGATGCCAGCTCACTGCTATTTACAAGAGCTGAATTTTGCGAACCATATCCTATAAATTTCTCAAATACCCCATACCTGCTTTTGGAATAGTTCAGGCATCGTTTCATAAACGGTACAAGACTGTACCGATAGTCAAACTGATACTTCCCCTGAGCCCGCCCATTATCTCCATTTACGCACCGGAAACCTGCGTCACCGCTTTCCCGCTTTGTCCATCCCTGCCATATCTTTATATTTGCCATATATATTGTATCCCCCCTGCTTTTTGTATATAGATTCACAGTCTTATGGCAGCTTTAAAACAATCCCTGGATATATCCAATGACCATTGGACGAGCTGGATCTCCCATGTACCTTTGCTGCCTTTTCAATAGTTTCTTTATTCGAATCATAGATGTTCTTCCACCTGCCAGCATCCGCATAATATTTCTTTGCTATATTCCATAGGCAATCTCCATTGACCACCTTATATGTCTTTGGTTTCTCCTTGCTGGAGGGGTCTCTCTTTTTAGTAGTGGTTGCCTTAGGTTTATCCCCGTCCTTTTTAGGCTTTCTTATTGTGACTATTTTTGTGCCATAAGCATTGAACTGTTTTAAATTGATAGAAACAATTACGTCGAATCCATTTTCAACATCTTCTTTAATTTCGTAGCTTTCAAGTGACACTACCATGCAGGTATCATAAAGATGCGTTTTCTGTAATTTCATGTTTTTTGTCTTTTTATCTACCCCATGAGCAACACCGGGCCTCTCCCTCCATACCACAAATGTAAAGGGCTTTCTAGAAACTTTTAATTTTTCTAATTTATCTAGATAATGCCTTGCTTTCTTGAATTTAGGAGGTTCATTTTCTTTGGATTTATCAACCCAATAATTGGAAAAATGATATTCTTCCTGGGGCAGTAGAATGTCAAAGCTGATTTCTGACAATCCCGGCTGCTTCAATATATTGATTTGACTGCTGTCTATCAAATCAATCGTTTTATTCTGGCCCTTGGTTTTTATGGTTATTTTGGATGGTGTTACCGGGAGTAACATTTTTTCTAAGTAAACGCTGTACATGTTACACTCCTTCCTTAGCAATAATCATTTGCTGATATAGCTTGTCACCCAGTTGTGATACAATTCCATCGATATCAGAATCGGTATTTATTGAGTTATTATTTGTCATATCAATTTTTATTTCTGCCGTTGTAAATCGATTCACTGCATCCTTCTCGGCTATCTGTCGCAGGTATTTCAGATCCTCTTCGCTGGTAGATACCGAATTTTTGATCGCTGAGGTATTATCCGCTATCCTATCTATTGAATTTCCCGAATTTGAGATCCCCCCCCTTGCAAGGTTCTCCATGTTATTTGCTGAACCTGTTGAATCTGAGATTCCCTGTATATCAAAGTTCTCCATATTGTTTTTGACCATATCATTGTTACTAAACAAATCATTTACATTGAAGGCAGATATCTTGTCATCTATTCCCTTTCCAAATTTATAACCTGAATTATATGCCTCATCATATTCAAAACGCCCAATGTGCATATCCTTTCCATCTATTTTGGAAACAACCTCAATGCCTTTGCCAAAGGTATCATCTACCCATCCGGTTAAAGAATCTCTCCATCCCTGCACGCTATCTGCCAGATTCGACCCGAATATCGTATCAATACCACTGGCTAAAGTCTGAAGCAGTGAAAGAACCGTGTCAACCAAGTCAAAGAATAATCGTGCCGCGGCACCAACTGGGTCATTGAAGACATTTGCAAAAAAATTAGCAAATGATGCAATAAAATTCCATAATATAACAAATATATCTATCACCGTATTAATTAACGTTACAAATAGGTTTCCGATGAATGCCCCCGCTGTAAATAATACTCCGCAAATTATGCCTGTTGCACTTATACTGGATCCGGTTATTTTATTTATGGCGGCAACAACTGCATAGATTGCAACTATAATTGCGATTATGGCTATTACAATCCAAGTTAACGGACAGGCTAGTAATGCGGTGTTTAGTCCTTGTTGTGCTGCAGTAGCTAAAAATGTGGCTGCTGTTTGTGTGCCTAAAAAAGCTGTATGTATTCCTTCACGTATTGCAGCAATTGCTTTTATGCCATTGCTTATCCCTTGTATGATATTATATAGTGCTAATATTCCAACATATAATCCTAGCGCTCCCACAATACCGAGTACAATTGGTTCTATAATCGACCAGTTGTCCTCTATGATACTTCCTACCTGGCCAATTACATCGATGATACAGCTCACAACGTTTATTATTACAAACAGCGCATCTGCAAATATCATCATGATTGACTCAGCCATTGGCATATTTTCATTCAGAATTTCAAAAAAACTCATGACTGCCGGAGAAAGTCTTTGGCCAACAACCTCTATAATACTATTCCAATTGTTATTCATTTGCTGAATCTGTCCTTGTGGTGTATTAGCGATCGTTTCATTCATATTACCCACATTATCGGTTATCACCTGAGATAACATTGCTGCTCGCTCTTGCTCGTTACCGTATTTCAGAACCTTTTCCTGCGCTTCGGTAAACATTAAGCCCACACTTGTCAATGCATCCGTTTCCCCCTGCATGACTTGGCCCATTACATTACCAATATTTACAAGATCACCTTGCGATGCGCCTAGCCCGTTCTGCTGAACAGCTAAGCTATTCATCGCGGGTATCAGCGAATTAAGTGCCTCTGTGGAGTTTAGATACGTTGAAAGCTGCTGAGCACCAGCCAGCTGCACTTCATCTCCAATCACTCCGACTTGTTGTTGCTCAGAAGCAAGTTTCTTAACACTGTCTATCATTTCACTATTTGCATTCATCCTAGTTTTCATAACATCAGCTAGTTTTGTTTCTGCTTCTACTTGGACATCATAAGCACCAGTCGCACCGGAAATAAAGCTTATTGCTTTTTTAACATTTTCCAGATTTACATACTGGCCAACGAGTGATTTTATTTTTCCGCCAAGCCCTTCAGCAGCACTCCCGCCTTCCTTGACAGTATCATTAAAATTTTCTTGTTCTTGTGCATTATTCGATATATCGTTACCGATTTCATTTAATTGAATATTTGTAATGGCCAACTGCACTTGTGTGTTTTGAATAGAAAATGAATTCATCGCCCTGGATGATGCACTTTGGAGATTTTCAAACGAATTTTCCACTACATTGAGTGCATTGTTTATAGCCATTAAAGGAGCACTCATCTGGTCATATATCTGTAATGACGCCTGTATTGTTGCCATTTTCCACCTCTTCTCTAATTACATGGCATAAAAAGAACACCCCATTGAAAAAGGGCGCTCCTTCATTATTTTTTCTCTCTTTTATGCCTTTTGAAGACCTTATTGTTTCATTTTCCTTACCTGCTCTTTATCATCTGCCACCTTTAGCTGTATAGATCCAATTATAAAAGCCTTCTCCTGGCGTGATAAGTTTAGGAATTCAGAAGGCAGCAGTTTTAACTTGTGGAGGCAAAAGTGAGCGTAATTAGCATCACCATCACCTCCAAGTATTAGTTTTTTGCTTCTTCCACCAAGTCATCCATCGTTGCATCAAATCCGTTAATTTCCTGAACTTTCTTGATATACTCCGCATATTCACCTGGAAGCAACATAGTTTTAAGAAGATCATCCGGTTTTTTTACTCCATACGAATCCTGAAGCTGCACATTATTAAGGTCCGGATATAAGGTACACCTTGATGCCATCAATCCTACGTATCTTTCAGGATCAAACTCCATTTTAAATTTGTTCTTATTTTTTACATCCAAAACCTTCTTCGTGCAATCCTTTCTTAACAATTCGTCTTCCTCGGATGTGATTGCACACACTTCCCATTTTAAGGACTGCTTATCACTGCCTATGAATCTATTACTTACTACAACTTTTACATTTTCTACCTTTAGCGCATTCTGCGCCATAAATCCCTGTAATGTTTCAGCCATCTTTATCTCCTTATATTGTAAAATCTAACATTGCTTTATTTTCGTTAAAACTTCCTCCAATTTCGAAATCATCAAATGTTCCCGAAATCTCCTCTTCCAAAATCTCGGTTCCTGCATCAAATTTGGCAAGAATACCACCGGATATCAAACAGCCTTTGTGGGATATTGACTGACTTCCTGCAGATGAAGCCGGGTCATTATTTACAACCATTATCTCGAATCCTCCATCTATTCCCGTGTTCTTGTAATCACGCAATAACTTTCGAATTAGTGTCTGGTTATAATGAGCAGTCCCGCTCCATGTCCCCTTCCAGGGACCTGATTTATGTCCAATTCCCGTCTTCCCCAGGATTTTAACCTCTGTTAGAGTTTTCTCTATTTTTGATTCAAACTTGGTCATCTGCATAAAGTTATATCTTTTACCTGCAATTTCAATAAAACAATCTGCAAGGGACCCGCTCACCGCATCCATGCTTTCCATATATGCTCTTGTTCCCATATTTTTCTCCTTTACTGTACTACAACAGTCATATACAACTGTTCCATTGTCTTCATAATTGTAATGTAATCGGTCACCACTACCGAATTAATTTTTTCTCCCGGACCAACAGTTACATCATTTGCATTGAAATCCATAATTGCCTGCATCCGTTCAAGTTTCTGGTGATAGTTTACAATACTGTTCCACAAGCTCAACCTTCCTGAATCATCATTCGGAATCTTTCCAAGATATTTTGAATTAAACAGATATGCAATGTCTGAAGCTATCTGATACATAACGCGGATTGTTTCATTACTGGAAAATCCTACATTCTTTGTTTCCGTATAGGTGACCAGCGTATTGACGTCTTTCAGAACCCTGGTTTCGTTACCAACACTATGGAACACCAACCTTCCTTCTGCAAGTGATTCTTCCAATTCCTTTTGTGTAAGCGCGGTATCAACACTATATTCTCCATTGTAAGTCTTGTTGGTAACTGACCTATTTAGTGCACAGCCACCTTCTGCCCCCAATATCCACGGTATCAGAGCTGACTCCTCCATCCCAATATCAAGCACTTTATTTTGTAGACTGATGACCCCCTCATAATCCGCTGGATACCGATATAGAACGCACTGGAATTTTGCCCCCACTTCCTCTGACATTCTCTTTGTATAAGACGCAAATAGAGCCTTGACAGCTTCATCGGTTGCCGTCGTTCCCATTGTAGTAAAGGTATAGGACTCCATCGCATCCAGATACCCCTGGTATTCCATTCCCGTTATGGCATCTCCATTAGTACCGCCTTCAAGCTTTTCATTTGGTGTATTTTCCAGTGTTTCTTCCTTATTAAAAATAACAAAATTATTGTCTTTTAAATCTGCGGCTGCAGCCACAGTCTGCTTATCTACCTTGATATCCCCCAAATAGGTAATGACATCCTTTTTATCTACATTATCAATATTCGCTGCTACTGCAATTCTAATATCATTTCCCCTGATTCCAGGATACTTTGCAACAGCCATTTTACTGGTTGCAGCCACTCCATTTTTTATAAGTCGATATGCATATAATATATTTGCATTCTTAAATACTTCACGCATTGCCTGTAGCTTTTTATGGTCCTGGCTATATCCAAATAGTTCTAGACATCGTTTACTAAAGTCTTCCATTGTTACCTTAAACACTTTCCCAGGCTGACCCCAGTCCAATATAAAGGGCATCGTTACGGTTCCTCTTTCAGAAGACTCCGCTACCCTAGCTGCGCTTATAATATTAATATACGATCCAGGCAGTATCTCGTTTTGTTCCGTGAATGTTCCTCCACCTAACATCTATTTCACCTCACCTTTCAAAAATCCATCAATAATCTTTTGCGTTTCATTATTTGAGTATTGTTTTCCATCTTCCAATAATGCGTTTAACAAATCTACATACTTTGAAAACCTTTTTGATTTCAACAAGTCTTCTTTTAAAAAGACATTTTCTTTTTGTCTCGTCTTATTCTCTGCCATTACTTATTTTCCTTTCAATTTTTCTTGAACTTGAATTTCCTGCATTTTATCCATTTCAACTATCTTTGTAACAATGGTATTACAATTCATCGATAGCTGCAGAACATTATCTTTTATCGCGTATGACATATCGGAACACCTCACCCTGACGCCGCAATCTATGAACTCCAGTGAATTCATTAGTTTCTCCCCGACAACCCGGCACTCTTTTTTCTTGAAAGGTGTATCACCTGGAAAATATTGAACCATAAATAACCGTTCCCTTTTTGACCGGTTACCCGAAGATTCAGTCTTATGGTCGGACAGAATTGTGATTAGAAAGTAGGGATTTTGTAATCCCTGCTCAACATCCTCCTCGTATATATCATAACCATCACCAAATACCTCATTTAATCTCTTACTAATTCCCTCAATTATTTTATTAACCATTATTTACCACCTTTATGATTCCATTGAAACGGTTTGAAAACTGGATATCCACCGCCAACTGGATTGTAGATTATTTTATGTTCTATCAAAAGTGAAACGGTCGATACCTCCATGCTTGAATATAAGGTATTCAGGATTCCTGCATCCAGCATTTTTTAAATCCTCCACTAAAAAGAACCATTTCTTGGTATCCTCATTTTCTTTTTGTAATGTCAATATTGCTTCTTCATACATTTTAATTTTTTGCTGAAGGTCTTTGCTGCCCCAACTTTGTTCCTTTAATTCTTTTATAGTGGCATTAGCCGTTTTGAGTTCTTTTAACTTGAGATTATACTCATATTTGGGTATTGCATGTTTGGGAAATTCTAAATTAACGGACTTGATAAGTGCATCCATATCCAACTTCCCATCAGTATCCACTGCTTTTTCTAACAATGTTCTTAACCACTTCATACGCATTCCTCCATAGATTTTATATTCCGACTCTCTCGGTTTGGGGTTTATCGCTGTTCTTTATTCTCTGCAGCCATAGAAAAGAGTAAATTCCTTAGAAGAATCTGGGCGATTGTAAAGGTCTGTTTGCTAACTTCCTATGCTACCATAATAACCCCTAAGTACCCCCTCATAGTTCCCCATTTATCTTTTTTGTGCTAATAAATAAAAAAAATATCTTCTGGAATCATAAAACTTAGTCCGACATCTGGGAACATCTCCCATATATTCATATGACAGTCCCTCTGTTACACTTTTGAGAATGTATCTGTATATTTCTGCATCGGCTTCCTCCGCTGTCTTTTCAATTAATCGTATATCTTCTTGTAACATTATATTCCTAATTGCCCTACTCTCTGTGGGATTACTCATTGTATTCCCACGCGGTATTCCATTACTAACGAATGCACCTACCCCATAACTGTTACGTAACTCCTGCCGCTTCTCTTTGTATTGCATACAAAAATATTTAAGCTCATTGTATTTAGCATTTGATATGTTTAAATCACTTAATTTCATATCCCTTTTTCTTGATGCTTGTTTCAACTACTTCACGCCCCTTTCTATAGTACCAGGAAATTCACTCGAAATTACACCTGTACACTTTCTCACATTTGATTTCATATAGTCATATTCCTTTTGCAT